GGAAGGTATGACCCGAGAATCACATGAGGTTGATAACACGGGTACGTCTGTAGTAGACGTTGCTGTTCTCGGTGAGAGCACCAGAACCTTGGGTAAGACCACGAGCAAATGGGTTTGCAACCATTCCGTAACGGGTCTTGAAGCCAATCTTTGGCTGGAAGGTGTCCTGACCGATGGAACGAACCATCTGGAGAGGAACGTATGGGCAGTAGAAGAGACCTGCATCATATGCATTGGAACCCTTATAACCCATTACATAGTAATGGTTGTCTGCAATGTTTGCAGCATATGGGTCAACATAAACCTTGATGCGACCGTTGATTGTACCAGCAAGGGTAGAAACGGTGTCATCTGGGGTGTCGTTGACGTTCATTAGTGGGGTGTAGTCAAGAACCTTAGCAGCAGCGAGAGCACTTGCAACGTCTGCAGAGCAGATGAGGAAGTTGCCCTTCCCGCGACGAGTCTCATGACCGATTGCGTTTGCATCGCGCTCGATTTGGAAGAGAAGACCTTTGAACTTCTCAACAGACCAACGACCGTTGGAGTCAACGTCTAGGTCGAATGTACCAGCGTTAGCAACGTTGTTCTGAGCACCTGCCTTAGCGGTCTTGTAAACTGTACGAACAACTTCACGGTTGATTTCAGCAAGAATCTCGGTGGAAAGAATGTTCGCAAGTTCAGTCTCAGCGTCAAGACCATGGATTGCCTTGAGGTCTTGTGCGAGTTCTAAGGTGTACTCAGCTTTGAGGGCACGGGACTTTGCAGTAACCGTTACTTTCTCAATGCTGAAGGACATTTCGCGGAACTCATTACCAGACTCACCAAGAGCTTCAGCAGTGTTGGTGTTCATACCACCAACATAAGAGTAGTTAGCGGAAGTTGGGTTGAGTACCGATGGGTTGGTTGCAGTCTCACCAGTAGCAGCAGAGTATGCACCACCAGAAGCAGAGAAACCAGATGGAGTCTCGTTGTAGAATGCTTCGTTATCGAATACGTTAGGGGTGTTACCGTCGCCATTGCGGTCAGTACCACGATGAGCACGCATTGCAAAGATGAGTCCAGTAGGACCACTCATTGGTTGAACACCACAGATGTCATAAGCAAGAAGCTTAGGCATCGAACGGCGAATGAGGGAGATTAGAACTGGGTCGAAACCTGCAACAGGTCCGCCTGCGTCTGCACCACCAGAGAAACCGTGTGCGCCCGTACCAGCACCACCAGCGGTGAATGAACCAGTGCTGTTAGCAGCAACTTCGGAAAGAAGACCACGCTCTTCAGCAAGGAACTTCTGCTGGTTCTCTAGAAGAACAGCGGTAACGGACTTACGATAGTTGTCCTTAATTGGGTCTAGGTCTGAGTGCTCAAGAATTGGCGCCCACTTAGACTGTAAATGTTCTGAATTATACATTGGGGTAAAACTCCTTGGGGTTAAATTTATTTTGTTAGGAATCTAAGATTATTTATAAAATCTAATTATTTCTTAGCCCATTTGGAAATGGCAGCAGCGTAGGCAGCCATAGGACCTTCGAGATAATCCTGATTTTTCTCAACCAAATCTTCGACATAGTTGGACTGAGTTCTTGGGAAATATGACTCTTTAATCGTCGCAACTTTTTCACGGAAAGATTCTTCACTAATAAACTCAACACCTTCTGCTAGAGAAGCGAGTTTTTCTTTTTGAGTGTTTGCTAATCCCTCGGCGATTTCACTTACAATTCCATTTTTAACATAGGAACCTAGGGTGTTGTTTAGCGAAACATTAATCTCAATTTGCTCGTTGAGTTTTGCTTCCATTTCATCTAATTGTTCTGCCATGTCTGACAGTACATCATATTTATCTTCAGGAATGTCGATATTGTGCTCAATGAAGAGATTCTTGAGACCATTCATGAACTCTTCGGTGAGTTCAGTTCTAATGCCATTGTCAATGGAGAGTTGATTGTCCTTCATCCACTGTTCGGCAACATACTCTAGGTGAGCATCTACACGGGTCTCTAGGGACTCAGCAATGTCTTCAATCTCTTCTTGAAGTCTTTGCTCGTATAGTGCTTCAAACTTTTGTAGCTCTTCTACTACTTTTGACTTAACAGCTGCTTCAAAAATAGTAGCGGCTTTAACTTTAAAGGACTCGGAGAGTTCTTCACCATGAAGAAGAGCATTTACGTCCTGAGTGACATCAATTTCAAGCTCTTCAGCTTTTACTTCAGTCTTTTCTTTCTTGGACTTCTTCTCTTCTTTTTCTCCTTTCTCCTCTTTTTCATCCTCTTCTTCTTTCTCTGCTTCTAGAAGAACATCTTCGTCTTCTAGTTCCTCCTCTTCCTTCATACCCTTTTGACCAGGTGCGGAACCTTGGAGTTTCTGCATTGCGTCTGGAGACTTAGCACCAGAGTTTACTTTTGAAGATGATTTGGACATTTTAGAAGATGCCTTCTTACCAATCTCATCGCCTTCTGGTTTGGTGGTAGAAGAACCACCAAGTTCTTCTGGGCTTGCGCCCTGACCTGGAGTGCTGTGCTGAAGATGTTGCATTTTTTCTCCTGATTTAGCGTGAGCGGTAACAACGTTACTCTCTTCTAGATATGCGTCAAATTCTGTATCTAATACATTGGACATTGAAAAAACCCTCTAGAATGTGTTATTTTTCTAATAATATTTATGAAATTTTGATATTACGGAGAAAACTCTCAAATACTTGTAATTTTCTCTCGGTCAATTCACTCGTTGCACAACTTGATAAAGAGCGTTGATATGAAGCAATTTCTTTCTCGGTGAGAATACCATTGTTCCAAATCCACTCCTTACCTTCCATAATTCCCTGAACGAAAGCGTCGGGAGCAGAAGGGTCTGCTACAATATCCGCAGCAGTTGACAACATGAAATCATCTTTAACGACATTAACTCCATTTCTTTCTTCAATAGAACCAACTCCTCTTGAAGAAACACCTAGTCTTACTCCTTCATCTAGTAAATTCTTTGCGATTTTACCCATTGGAGTTTCTAGGATTTTTGCCTTTCCAATAAAATTGGAACCTTCTCTTGTGAGACTTACAATTTTATGGGAAACTCTATCCAAATTAATTGTTGGACTGTCTGGGTGACCTAGT